ATTTAGTATATGATATATTTAATATTGAGCCTTTATATATTAATGTTAACAGCGCAAGAAAAAATTTACAAATAAAAATTGATAGAAAGTCAAAAAGTTCTACTAAAGAACAAATATTTCAGTGGGTCAAAAATAATATTAATGAAGAATTTATATGGCCTGAAAAAGTACTAAAAAGTGGTCCAAATAAAGGTCGTGTAAAATTTGATGAATCTTGTTATGATATGTCTGACGCATTTGTTATATGTAAGGCATTAATTTTCAATGAAGAATCCAACAATAAATGATAAACTATATTTTCTAGAAAGCTTTTTAAATACAAGCTTGTCTAATGATGGAGTTAATGTATCTATATGGTGTCCCTTTTGTAAACACGAAAATAAAAACAAACTAAAGTTAGCGATTCATTTAGAAAAAAACTTTTATCACTGTTGGTTATGCGATAAAAAAGGCTCAAATATACCTTATCTAATATCTAAGCTTTCTAAGTCTAAGTCTATTGAGTCTGAAAAATACTTTAAAAAGTATAACAAAAAAACATTTGATCTAGGGCTTGATATTAATAGTCTTTTTGGTGATGAAGTAATTGAAGATGAAGAAGAGCTAGTTGAAATTCCTAGTGGGTTTAAAATACTAGCTAACGCCTATAATGAAATAGATCCTGATGTAAGAGATGTATTTAAATACGCAATAAAAAGAGGCGCAAATAAACATAAATTTTGGATGCTAAGATTAGGGTATTCAAAAAGTCCAGAATTTAGAAGATGTTTGATACTTCCTTCATTAGATGAAAAAGGAAATATAAATTTTTATACAGCAAGAAGAATTGATGTTGAAAGCAATAATCCATTTAAATATAACAATGCTACTGTAAAGAAGAAAAATGTTATATTTAATGAACTTAACATTGATTGGTCTAAGCCACTTACTATTGTAGAAGGACCGTTAGACTTATTAAAAACTAACGATAATGCAACTTGTCTATTAGGATCTTCATTAACAAATGACATGAAACTATTTAAAAAAATAGTAGAAAATAAAACAACAATTTATTTAGCACTTGATAGTGATGTTTATTATAAAACTTTAAAAATAGCTAATTTGCTTTATTCTTATGACATAGAAACATTTATTGTAGATACAAGATCAGCAAATGATGTTGGTGATATGAAATTAAGTCAATTTAAAGAATTACTTGAAAGCGCTAAACTTTATGAAAAAGAAGATACTTTGCTTTCAAAAATATCTCTTCTATAAAGGAATAAGATGACAGTAAAAATAGCACACATTTCAGATATACATTGGCGAAGTCTTAAGCGACACGATGAGTATAAAAAAGTATTCAAAAAGTGTTATGATAAGCTTTCAAATTTAAATCCAGACATAATTTATATTGGTGGAGATATTGTACACTCAAAAACACAAGGTATTTCACCTGAGATAATTGAAAATCTTACTTGGAATTTTAATGAGCTAGCAAAAATAGCACCTGTCCATATTATTCTTGGAAATCATGATGGTTTAATACTTAACGAAGACAGGCAAGATGCAATTACGCCTATTGTAAAAGCATTAGATAATCCAAATATTAAGTTATACAAAAAAAGCGGTGTATATCCTTCGTTTAATTCTGTAAATAACCAAATGATTAACTGGTGTGTATTTTCTTGCTTTGATGAGAAAAACTGGGACAAAGTAAAACCCGTTCCCGGAGAAATCAATATTGCATGTTTTCACGGCGCTGTGAGAGGGTCAAAAACAGACGTTGACTGGGAACTTGAAGGTGAAGTTAACTTAGGTATGTTTGACGAATATGACTTTGGTTTGTTCGGTGACATACACAAATTCCAGTATTTGGACAAAGACAAGAGAATAGCTTATCCTGGATCACTAATACAACAAAACTATGGTGAAGATATTAAAAAAGGTTTTTTGTTTTGGGAAATAAATAATAGATATGATTTTAAGTCTAAGCTAATTACTATTCCCAATCCTCATCCTTTTGTTACAATTGAATGGCAAGGCAATGTAGAAGATACAATTAAGTTTTGTGAAAAAGTTAAAAAAAGTTCTAGATTTAGAATAAAATCAGAAGAAAATATTTCTCAAGCTGAAATTAAACTTATTCATTACTATTTAAAACATGAAAAAAATGCTAAAGAAATAGTCTATCAAAATATAAGCAAGTCTTCTTTTGAAAATAAAAAAATTGAACAAGGAAGCTGTAGTAATGTTTTAAATATTAGAAATAAATCTGATAGAACAAATTTAATAAAAAGTTTATATAACGAAATAGACGATCTAGCTTTAGAAAAATTAGACAATATATTTATTGAAAATTTAGATAAGATTCCTGAAAATCTTTCTGTCGTAAAAGGCCGGGACTGGTCTATTAATAATATAGAATTTAGCAATACTTTTTCTTACGGTAAAAACAATTATATTAACTTTAATAATTTAAATGGTGTTGTAGGTATTTTTGGTAACAATAGAACAGGAAAATCATCTATTCCTGGAACATTAATGTATACTCTTTTTAATACTACAGATAGAGGTGCAATTAAAAATCTAGATATTGTTAATATAAGAAAAGGTAGCTGTAAGTCTAAAGTTAATTTAAGTATAGGATCAGAAAATTATGAAGTTCTTAGAGAAACAGTTAAAAAGTCAAATAGGAAAGGAGTTATTTCTGCAACGACTTCTTTATCTTTAAAAAGAAATAATTTAGACTTTGAAGAATTTAACGAAACTGAAGAGCAAAGAAGAGAAACAGAAAAAGTTTTAAGAAAATTAATCGGAACATCAGAAGACTTTTTGTATACAAGTTTTGCTTCTCAAGGTGAAATAAATACTTTTATCAAAGAAAAGTCAAGTGCTAGAAAGTCTATACTATCAAAGTTTTTAAGTTTAGAAATATATGATGAAATATATAAAAATTCTAGAGAAGATTACATTGTACTAAAAAGTAAACTAAAAAACATTGAAGAAAAAAATTGGTCTACTATTATTGAAGAATTTAACACAAAAATAAAAACAATTAAAGATCAAGAAATTAAAAATCAAGAGGATATTTCTAACACAAGACAAAAAGAAGTTAATCTTAGAATACAACTTGGTGACTTAGAAAAAGATATAAAGACACATCCTTCAGGCTATACTATTGATTCTGCTAAAAAAGAAGTAAGATATACAGAAGACAGTAAAATTAGATTAATTGATGAAATTGAAACTTTAAGTAATAGCGTTAAAGATTCTAAAGAAAAAGTTAAAAAAATAGAAGAATTTAAAAAAAATTACTCAATTGAGTCACTAGAATCAGAAAAGCAAAAGCTAGACAGTTTATTGCAAAAGCTAAACTTTTTTAAACAAGAAAGAACAAATTTAAATAAAGAAAAAAGCAATAGTATAAATGAAATTAAAATACTAGATCAAGTTCCTTGTGGAAATATGTATCAATCTTGCAAGTTTATAAGTAAAGCTCATGAAGCTAAAAAAAGTATAACTGTAATTGATGATAGCATAAAAGGTGTAGAAAGCTCTATATACGAAATAAAAGATGTCGTTAAAAGATTACAAGAAGAAAATTTAAGTGATAAAATAAAAAAATATAATTCTATTTTAAATAAAGAATATAAACTAAAAATAGATATTGAAGGTTTTAAAGAAAAACTAAATAGTAAATCAGAAAAATTAGATTTAATTGATCAAAAGATCCAAAAGTTATCTGATTTAATTTTAGAGCTAGATTCTTACAACGATGATAGTATTATAGAAAAAACAAAATCTTTAAAACATGAATTAAACTGTGTTCAAGAAAGTATATCTAATTTCGAAGCTTTGTCAAGAAAAAGTCAATACGAAATATTTCAACTAAACTCTCTTATTGAGAAAACAGAAGAAGAAAAAATTGAATATCAAGAAGTAATTAATAAATGGAAAATGTATGATATGTTTACATTTGCTGTTTCTAAAAAAGGAATACCTACTCTTCTTATAAATTCATACTTGCCTAGAATAAATGCTGAAATAAATAACATTTTAAGTGGAGTAACATCTTTTAAAATAGAAATATCTGATAATCAAAACAACAACAACTTAGAAGTTTATATTGATTATGGTGACTCTAAAAGAATTATAGAATGTGGCAGTGGAATGGAAAAAATGATGGCTTCTATAGCAATAAGAGTAGCACTTATTAATATTTCTTCACTTCCAAAATCTGATATTTTTATAATTGATGAAGGCTTTGGGGCATTAGATGAGTCAAATATTGAAGCTTGTGGTAGACTTCTTAAAAGTTTAAAGAGGTATTTTAAAACAATACTTATTATATCACATGTTGACTCAATCAAAGATATAGTTGATAAAAATATAGAAATTAGTATAAAAGGACAAGATTCATATGTCGATCATAAATGAAGTAGAGTGGCATGAAGTTGACAAATATTTGGAAGAAGCTTTTATAGATGGTGTAAGATTTGTAAGGCCTAAAAATGACAAAGTAATAAGCTTAGACTGTCCAGTTTGCAAAAATCTAATATGCACAATAGAAGATGTTGAAATGATGAAAAAAGAAAACGTTTGTGAAGACTGTTATACTACTTATTATTATAATAATAAAGAAAAATGGGAAAAAGGTTGGCGCCCAGAGATAATTAAATAAATAGTTTTATAAAAGGAAAGTCAAATGGAATACGATTTAATTTCAAAAATTGGAAGTTGCATAGATAATGTTTATAATAATACTTGTGAAGACGGATCTAGAAGAACTGTAGCTAGGCTTTTAGGTGATAATACTATGACAATTGAATATAGGACAATTTTGAACATAGCTAGAGAAGAAGATCTACACTTTCAGATGCAATCAATGAAAAAAGAGACAAATGAAATGATTTCTTCAAGACTTAAGTCTATAAAGGCAGAATTCAAGTCATCAGCAGGAAGAGCTTTGACTACAAAAAAGACTGGCGAAGTAGATTCTATGGAGACTTTAACAGTTAGCCCATATAGCCCACATAGAAAAATGAAATATTGTTGTAAGTATACATACGAAGTAAAGTAAGATGAAAACAAGAAACGGTCAAATCAATGAAATAATAAAGTGCGGGAAAGATCCTGTATACTTTATGAATAAGTATTTAAAGATACAACATCCTTTGAAAGGACTAATACCTTTTAATACTTTCCCGTTTCAGGATGACTGTGTTTCTGACTTTAATGACAACAGATTTAATATTATTCTTAAATCAAGACAGCTAGGTTTATCAACACTTGTTGCAGCATATGCTGTGTGGCAAGCTGTATTCTATAAAGAAAAAAATATATTAATAATTGCTACAAAATTAGCAGTTGCTCAAAACTTTATAAGAAAAGTAAAGACTTATATAAAAAGCATGCCTAAATGGCTGCTTGTACCAGTCATAACAGCAAATAACAAACAACAAGTAGAATTTTCAAATGGTTCTCAAATAAAGGCTGTACCAACATCAGAAGATGCAGGTCGTTCTGAAGCATTATCTTTGTTAATTGTAGACGAGGCAGCTTTTGTAAGAAACTTTGATGAGTTATGGATGGGTTTATATCCTACACTATCTACTGGTGGTAGAGCTATATTGCTATCAACTCCTAACGGCGTAGGTGGACAATATCATGAGATATATACAAAAGCTACAAGAAAAGAAAACGAGTTTAATCCTATAAAGCTAATGTGGGATGTTCATCCTGAAAGAGGAGACGAATGGTTTCAAAAAGAAACAAAAAATATGTCTCAAAAACAGGTATCACAAGAGCTTTTATGCGACTTTGCTTCTTCTGGCGACACGTTTTTATCTAATGAAATTATTGAAAAAATAAGAATAATGTCAAAACAACCTATGGAAAAAAGTGGCCCAGGTAATAATGTTTGGTATTGGGAATATCCAATTGAAGGAGTTAATTACATACTTTCAGCAGATATTGCAAGAGGAGATAGTGGTGACTATTCTACTTTTCATGTCATAAACGTAAAAGATATGTCAATAGCATCAGAGTTTAAAGGTAAAATACCACCAGACCAATTTGCTTCTGTAGTATATGATATAGCCAGAAGATTTAATAACGCTATGGTTTGTCCTGAAAATAATGCATATGGTTACACTATGTTAGTTAAGTTAGGTGACTTAGGTTATAAAAATATATACTTTTCTTCTGAAAAAGAAAAATACAGATATCTTTATGGTGAAGGCAATAATATAGGTAAAGCTGGATTTAATACTAATAAAGAATCTAGAGAAAAAATACTTGCGAATTTTGAAGAATGTTTAAGAAACGGAAAAATTAAAAGTTACTCAAATAGACTTTATTCAGAGCTCAAAACATTTATATGGAATGGTAAAAAAATAACTGCAATGAAAGGTTACAATGATGATCTTATAATGTCGTTAGCAATAGGTAGTTGGTTAGCATGTAGTAATTCTGATTCTTATAACGTTATGCAAATGGAACAAGCTGATGCTTTGTTAAAAGGTATGGAGTTTAACAATAAAAAAATAAATAATACAATGCAAAATACACCTTTTTATCAAAACAATCATAATTATGTTAATCCTTTTATACCTGTTTATATGCCAGACAGGAGCTTCGGGAGCAAAGAAGAAATAACCAGAAAAAATCCTTTAGGTGACTTATCTTGGTTGATTGGAAAGTAAATAATGGCTCAAGAAAATAATAACTTATTTAAAAAATTAACAGACTTATTTAGATCTGGTCCAGTTGTAAGAAGAAAAATTAAAAACATAAAAAATATGTCGCATTCAAAGTCTTCTCTCGAAGTCTTTAAAAAAGCACATAGTGATGTATATAACAGTACACTTAGCGCATATGGCTCTTATGATAGAATGGCAAGATATTCAGACTTTTCAGAAATGGAAGCTACGCCTGAAATATCATCAGCACTAGACATTTATTCAGAAGAATGCGTTTCACCTGATGTAGAGGGTCAAGTTTTACACATTTATTCTGAAAACAGAATGATTAAAAAGATACTTCACGAGCTTTTTTACGACACGTTAAATATAGACTTTAATCTTGCCATGTGGGTTAGAAACCTTTGTAAGTATGGAGACTTTTTTCTTTTTAATGATATACACCCAGAATATGGCGTTATAAATACTTTTCCTATTCCTATTGCAGAAATTGAAAGAGAAGAAGGATTTGATCCAGAAGATCCAGGAGCTGTAAGATTTAGATGGGTAACTCAAGGAAACAGAGTTTTAGAAAATTGGCAAATATCACACTTTAGACTTCTAGGTAATGATGCTTTCTTACCTTACGGCGCTTCTGTTTTAGAAGGCGCAAGACGTGTATGGCGTCAATTAATTCTTATTGAAGATGCAATGCTAGTTTATAGAGTTATTAGATCTCCTGAAAGACGTGTTTTCTATATTGACGTCGGAAATATTCCACCAGAAAACATTGCTGATTATCTTGAACAAGCACAAACATCACTTAAAAGAAATGCTGTTATTGACAAAAACACAGGACAGGTTGACCTAAGGTATAATCCACTTTCAGTTGATGAAGACTATTTTTTGCCAGTTCGCGGTGGTGATACAGGTACTAGAATAGATACTCTTGCAGGCGGTTCAAATACAACTGCTATTGAAGACGTAGAATACATTCAGAAAAAGCTATTTGCTGCTTTGAAGATTCCTAAGGCTTATCTTGGTTATGATGAAGATATCGGAGCTAAAGCAACTTTAGCACAAGAAGATATTAGATTTAGCAGGACAATTCAAAGAATTCAAAAAACAATTATATCTGAATTAAATAAGCTAGCAATGATTCATTTATATACGCACGGATACACAGAAGAGAATCTGCTTCAATTTGATTTAAAATTAAGTAATCCATCAAGTATTGCTCAACAGCAAAAACTAGAGTTAATTAGAACAAAGTTTGAAATTGCTGGACAAGCTCCTGAAGGTTTTGTAGATAAAGAGTGGATTCGTAAACATATTATCGATCTTAACGATGACGAAATCACAAGAATTGAGAAGGGAAGAGAAAGAGACAAGATAAGAGACATGCAGCTTGAAGCTGTACAAATTCCTGAAAAGGAGCAACTGAATTTTGGTGATGAAGGAATGGGCGATGAAGGAGGCGGAGGAGGCGACGCCGGAGGAGGTGACTTATTTGGTGGTGGAGGTGATACAGGTGCACCTGATACCGGTGGCGATGATGCTGGAGGTGGTGGTGGTCTAGGTGACTTATTCTCAGGAGAAATCAAAAAAGGCAAGTTAATGTCAGAAGATGAATTATCTCAATATGATAATTTAATAGAAGAAGACGAAGTTGATGATGATAAAAAGAGTGAAAAAGGAAGCGGTCCTATAAAAGCTTCAAATGAAGTTGATAAGCTTTATACAAAAAATGACTTTAGCCCTAATGTTAGTTTAGGTGCTCAAGGTACTGGATTACATGCAAATCTTGGTGGTGTATCTACATTAGGTAAAAACTCTTCAATTATAACTTCTAAGGACTTAATGGATAGTGTTATGCCACAAAGTCCAGTTATTAATGACTTTATAGATAGACAATTAAATTATAGAATGAGTAAAGACTTAGAAAATATGTCAAATAAGTTAAATATAGGTATTAGAAAAAATAAAATGTTAACTGAAGGAAACGAGGAAGACTACG